AACTTTCAAATAGAAATAATTGGATCAAGTAAAAATAAAGACTAATATTGTTTATGACCACCTAATAAACTCTGATAAAAAAATAGTAGTTGAACAAGGCGGAACAAGGTCAGGCAAAACCTATAATATAATCTTATGGATAATATTTGAGTATTGCACTAATAACAGAAATAAGGTAATTACTATTTGCCGTAAGTCATTCCCTAGTTTAAGAGCAACTGTCCTAAGAGATTTTATAGGTATACTACAATCCTATAAAATGTATAAAGAACACCACCACAATAAATCAAATAGTGAATATCACTTGTATGATAACCTTATAGAGTTTATATCTTTAGACCAACCACAAAAAATAAGAGGTCGTAAAAGGGATTTACTTTTCATAAACGAAGGTAATGAGTTATATTTCGAGGATTGGCAGCAGCTTATATTTAGAACACAAGACCGCATAGTAATTGATTACAACCCTTCAGACGAATATCATTGGATTTATGACAAGGTAATAACTAGGGATGACTGTGACTTTTTTAAAACTACATACATTGATAATCCATTTGTTGAAAAATCAATAATAAAAGAAATAGAAAGGTTAAAAGATACAGACGAGCAATACTGGCAGATATACGGCTTAGGTGAAAGGGCAGCTAGCAGAAGCACTGTATTTAGATATGCAGAAGTAAATAAAATTCCTGAAGATGCAAACCTAATTTCATACGGAATGGATTTCGGTTATACAAATGACCCAACAGTGTTATGTTCTGTTTATACTTTAGATCATAACTTGTATATAAAAGAACACCTCTACAAGACGCAAATGACTACCAATGATATAAATGTATTCTTAAAAGAAGAAAAGCTGTTAAACAAGCCTATATACGCTGACAGCGCAGAGCCACGTCTAATAAGTGAATTGCGTAAAATGGGTCACAATATATTCTCAAGTATAAAAGGCAGGGATTCAGTAAACGCTGGTATTGATTTATTAAAGCGTTATAAGATTAATATATTATCAACTTCATTAAACACTATAGCTGAATTTAGAAACTATAAATGGAAAGAAGACAAAGCTGGGATGCTTACCAACACTCCGGAAGACAAACACAATCACGTTATTGACTCAGCGAGATACGCTGCTTACTCAATTTTATCCTCTCCCAACTTCGGTAGATATACTATTCATTAAAAAAAACAAAAATAAGTTGTTAAATATTTTGTGTATAACTAAATAAGTACTATATTAGCATTATAATTAAAACAAACAATATGAAAAATACAAAAAAATTAAATGATTTACAAAGAGCAATTAAATTTTTAAAAAAGGACAAAGAAATGGGTGGAGATTCAAATCTTTATAGACTTAAAAGACAATTAGATGTGACAGAAGAATATGCAGAAAGTTTAATACATTCTTTATATGAAACTGGAAGAATAAAAAAAGAAACTAAAAAGGGTGGCGATGGATGGAATACTTCTTATGACATTGAAACAATAAATTTTATATCATAATAACAATGGGAGTGTAACAGCTCCCTTTTAAAAACAAACAAAATGAAAAACAATACTTACTTAAACAACAGAATCGACAACGTAACAAACTTATTTATAGTATTAGATGATGTAACCCTTAACACTATGAAAGGTAAAAACAATAAGACTGCAAAATTTGCTACACACGATGCGGCTAATTGGGCAGCAGCAGGAAAGTTAACTTTATGGACAGTTATACAAGTAGCTTTTGTAGATAAATTTATTCAACACACAATTTAAAACAAACATTATGATACATTTTTCAAGCACAATAGAAGTAGAATGCGATAACTTTATGATAGAAGTTAGCTATGACTGGAGAAAAGGTCACGCAGGAGATTACCTTAATGAACCAGAACCAGATGCAATTGACATTAAAAAAACAGATATACTTTACTACATAACTGAAGAAAGCGATGTACTTGATATTAATAGAAACATACCTTTGCAACTGTTACCTCCAAGCTGGGAAGAAAACATAATTGAAGAAATACATTTTGACGTAGAGAAATAAACCAAAGTTGTTTGTTTGAATTAGGGAGGCAGAAATGCTTCCCTTTTTTTATATATTTGACTTTATTATAAAAAACCCTTTTTAATACGTTATATATATATGAAACTTAGTATCGACATACCTACATCATTAAAAGACATTACCTTAAAACAATACAAGCATTATCTTAAAGTTGAAAAGAATAACAAAGATGATGGTTTCCTACAAGCTAAAATGATTGAAATCTTTTGCAATGTTAGCCTTAAGAAAGTAATGAAGCTAAGGCTTAAAGACACTAAGGAAGTAGTGAAGATTTTATCAAAACTATTTGAAACTAAATCCCAACTAGTCAAAACATTTAAACTAAACAAAATAGAATACGGTTTTCACCCTCAGCTTGATGATTTAAGTTTAGGTGAGTATATAGACCTAGACACTTATATAGGCGACTGGGACGCAATAGAAAAAGCAATGAACGTATTATACAGACCAGTCATTGCTAAGGTTAAAGACAAGTATACTGTCGATGAATACAAGTTAGGCAATGAAATTGAATTGTTAAATATGCCAATGGACGCTGTGATGTCCTCTATTTTTTTTTTGTGGAATTTAGGTCTAGACTTGTCGAAAGTTATGACGAACTCTTTGGACAAGAATCAAACACAAATCTTGACAGACTATCTGTGTTCGGAAGGAAATGGGGTTGGTATCAATCAATTTATGGACTCGCTCTCGGTGACATTACGAGATTTGAAAATATCACTAAATTAAATGTACACAAATGTTTTATGATGCTATCCTTTATGAAAGACAAAAACGAAGTTGAATCAAAACAAATTAAAAACAATTTTAAATGAGCAATCAAGGTATAAGGGGATTTTATCAATTAACCGAAACAATTAAAACTGAATTATTAAAAGACGTTAATATTAACACAGTTTCAACTGGTGACATAACAGACGTTAACCTAAACAAGCAAGACATATTTCCATTAGCTCATATTATAATAAATAGCGTAAGTGACGAGGAACAAGTCCTGAGATTTAATATAAGCATATTGGCTTGTGATATTGTAGATCAATCAAAAGACTTAACTATAGATAGGTTTAAAGGTAATAACAACGAACAAGATATTTTAAATACTCAACTATCAGTTTTAAACAGGCTTATTCAAAGATTAAGAATGGGAACACTTTATACTGATATGTACCAATTAGAAGGCAATCCTAGTCTACAGCCTTTTTATGATAGGTTTGAAAACCAGCTTGCAGGGTGGACAGCAACTTTAGACGTTATGATTTACAATGATATATATATTTGCTAATGGCTTCTAAAAACGAATATACAAACTTAGGTCTCGCTATAAACAAATACGGTAAGTATGTTATACAGCAGTCTAGGTCAAACCTAACAAGAGATGACAAAGGTGGTGGCACTTTATATAACTCACTACGATATGAAGCCTTAGAAACGAATAAAATAGGAAACCCTTATACGCTTGAGTTTTTTATGGAAAACTATGGTGCATTTGTTGACAAAGGAGTTAAGGGTGTTAACAGTACATACCCAGAAACAAGAGCAGCAATGTCAACTTTTCAATATGGTTCAGGAACTGGTCCTAAAGGTGGACTAACTAAAGGCATTGATAGTTGGTTAAGACAAAAGAAGTTTAGGTGGCGTGATGAAATAGGTAGGTTTCTAAGTTATAAATCAATGCGTTATTTAATAGTTCGCAAAATATACTTTCAAGGACTTAGAGCAAATATGTTTTTTTCTAAACCTCTTGCGGCTGGATTAATAAAATACAATAAAGATATAATAGACGGATTCGTAAAAGACATAAACAGTCAAATAGGATTTGCAGATAACAATTAAACAATGGATAATATATTATTAAGAAGCCCTCAATACATAACACGAACTAACACTACTAGCGGTATTGCATCAGCTGAATTAGAAATTAGAATAAACGGCACATTAAGATATACTTTAGTAAAACCAGCATCCAGTAGCGTAGCTGTATTATTTGAGTATGCAGAACTTGCAAGGGACTATTTAGATTTAGAACTTGGTTCAAGCGGTACTCCGTCAACACAAGCAACATTCTTAATAAACTTGTCACTTAAATTTTATGACGGTTTAAATGCTACAGGAAGTCAAGTAGGTTCTACATATGCAATTGATAAAGCAGGCTTTGACGGTTACGGTACTTTTTATGAAGAAGCAAATCCAGAAATGAGTACAACACAATTTCCAGCAATTTCTAATTATTCACAAACAGTAGGTGGAGTCAAAACATATACTCTATATGCACCTAAAGAAGTAGCGTTGTCTGTTCCAACTATATTAAATAATAGTGTTGTTTATGTTAGTTCAAGTTTTTCCGGAAATAGTATGACTGTAGGAACAGGAGCAGATGCAATAACAATTAATATAGAAAGAATTGAATGCACATTATATGCACAAGACAGTTCACTAAGAGGTTATACTGAAGTTAGCGGAAACGGTTTTATAGTTTATTTTATAAACAAATACGGTGGAATTCAATCTGAGTTTTTTACTTTAAAAGCAGTCAGAGATATTACAACAAAAAAAGAAACTTATAATTCTAACATAATAAGTTCAACAGGTACATATTCAAGAAATGAACATACAAAACAAAACTATAATGTAAATGGTATTCAATCAATTACTTTAAACAGTTTTTACGTTCCTGAATATTATAGTGATGTATATTCTGAAATGTTATTGTCAGAAAAAGTATGGGTTAGATTTAGAGAAAAAACAACAAACGATTTTATTAATATTCCAATAAACATAACAGACAATAATTTAATATACAAAAACAGAATAAACGACAGGCTAATTCAATTTGAATTTAGCTTTGATATGTCATTTGATTATATAAACAATATTAGATAATGCAAAAACTTCAGTTATATATTAGCGGTGAAAGAATAGATTTATTCAAAGACGAACAAGTGTCTATAAGTTTATCACAGCAAGACGTCAAAGACCCAGCTAAAATATTTGCAGAGTTTACAAAAACCTTCACAATACCAGCTTCAAAAAACAACAACAAAATTTTTGAACATTATTATAATTATGATATAATAAATGGCTTTGATGCTAGAAATAAAGTTACATCTAATATAGAGCTTAACAACATTCCATATAAACAGGGATTCGTTGCTTTGAATGGCGTAGAGTTAAAAAACAATAAAG